CAACCTCCGGGAGAGGGGCAGTGAATCGCTTCTACGTGCAGTGGTGGGAGCGAAGCCAACTGATATCGCTGGCGCTTCTGCCGCGACTTCGCCTAACCGTTGGATCGTCCATTGGTATCGGCTTCGCGTGGCTCACCGCATGGTTTCATGTGTGGCTGCGCACCGATCGTGGTCCGCACGATACGACGATGATCGAGATACTGCCGCATCTATGGTTTCACTGGCATCGACATTGGGGCTGTGGCATCCACCTATGGTGGCTGCAATGGAAGGGTCACGTATGGCTCTATAGGCCGAACAACACTGGAGCTAGGCAGTGAGGAAGCTCGACGGCAGAAGTAGGCATCCCCTATGGGGCGTATGGCACGGCATGATGGGTCGGTGTTACTACCCCTCAGCTGCAAAGTATGCCTACTACGGTGGACGAGGGATAAATGTCTGCGAAAGATGGAAGGATTTTTGGTCTTTTGCTGAAGACATGTCGCCAAGGTCGGATGGCTGCTTCCTTGATCGTATCGACAACAATCTAGGTTACTCGCCAGAGAACTGCAGATGGGCGACGAAGGATACCCATCACAACAATAAACGTGATGCCGTTGTCCTTCAGTGGAAGGACAAGAGTATGACCGTTGCTCAATGGTCGCGAGAACTTGGCATGCACCCGAAGACGCTTGGGTTGCGCATCGCTCGTGGATGGTCAATTGAGGATGCGTTAACGGCTCCATCCAAGCGAGGACGAAGGAAGGACATAAAGCGAATTCAAGCGCGCGGAGCCGAAAATGCGATTGTCTGAAGAGCAGTACGCCGAGCTGATGCGCCGCCGGTCCATTCCGATCGCGTCGCCTCCGCCGTCCGCCAAGAAATCGAAGTACCGCAACGTCCGCTGCGAGTCGGCCGATGGCAAGAGCTTCGACTCCAAGCTTGAGCGCGACTACTACGAACAGTTGCTGCTGCGGTGGAAGGCCGGCGACATCCTGTGGTTCGTCAGGCAGGTGACGTTCGAACTCTGCGGTGGGGTCAAGTATCGCTGTGACTTCCTGGTGGTCACGGCGGCCGGCGTCGAAGTTGTCGACACGACCGGTGTGATGACCAGAACCAAAATCAACAAATTGAAGCAGATCAAAGCTCGCTATGGCATCGACGTGAAGTTGGTACGGAAATGAATCTGCAAGAGAAAGCGGGTTCGGGCCCGTTACGGGATAGAAGTTCAAATTGTACGAAGTGGAGGCTTTTAGTTACTGATGCGATCGATACTGACAATCCTGGCGACGTTTGTTCTGACCCTGGCGTGGTCGGCGGGCACTGAAGAGACACAAACGGCGGTCAAGCTTTACCGCGGCACGTCGATTATCGCTGCGAGCGATCCGAACCACGCGACGTATCGACCGAACTTCACGTTCGATGCCTGCACGGCGTTGAAGGCTGAACGCTGGCAGGCCGAGGCGGCCACCAAGACATCCGGATCCAAGGTCACATACAAGTGCCAGGTCGAGGAACGGTCCATCATCACGTTCCATCCGGCCCCGACATGCCCAGCATTGCCGGCTCCTGAAGCTCGTGTAGTGGATTGCCCAGCCGGCACGACTGGCGCCTACACGCAGACGCTCTCGTACACATCCTCGCCGTATCCGACATGCGCTGTACCGGGTGAGTGGACGCCGGCTGAGCCGCCGGCGAGCATCTGCGTTCCTGTTCCGCCGCCGACCGAGCAATGGACCTTTTGCTCGAACGAATACCAGACGTGCTCATTCAGCGGCACGCGCCGTGCGCGCTTCGGCCTCAACACAAGTTGGGTCGAGCGCGATGTGACGGCTTCGGGCGGTGGCGTGCCGTGCCGAATCGCGACGTTCGGTAGTGATCCTGTTCCCGGTGCGACGAAGCGATGCGAGTTGCTCGCGGTGACGACTGAGCCGACCTTCACGGCGACGCTGTCTTGGACGCCACCCACCCAGAACTCAGACGCCACCACGCTCACCAATCTCGCCGGCTACCGGATCCACTACGGCGCATCGCCCACTGAATTGGTTTCGACGGTTCAGATCACGACCCCTGGCGCCAGTAGCTACACGATTAGCAACCTTGCCGCAGGCACCTATTACTTCGCGGTGCGTGCGTATACGTCAGCCGGGACAGAGAGCCTCAACTCCAACATCGTCAACAAGGTTGTCAACTGATGACGTTCGTAACGTCCACATGGCATGAGTTCAGGGGGCAGCGCCTCTCGATACGCGAGATCTCTCGCCTCACGGGCCTTAGCGCGTGGACGTTGCGCAAACGACGTCAGCGCGGCATTCCATTGGACGAGCCCATTTACACGCCGAAGTCAAAGCAGAAGAGACCTCAGTTGACCGGCGACTTGCAGCGGGATGTCGAGTCGATTGTGCGCTGGATGCATCGACGGGCAGCGAGGGTTAAGCGGCTATGACGCGCACAGCCATCATCGTCGGGTTACTAGCCATCCTTGCCGGACTGCTTCTTGCGGAACGCTCGGATGAGGCCCGCTTTGGGCCGCACGACAAGGACTGCGTAGATCCCGCGTCGCCAGCGCTCAACAGGCTTCCCGCGCCTCGCCCGTTCTTCGTCCAGATCGATCGGCTTATTTTTTGTCATTCAGGCCATAACTGAGTTGGAGGCTATATGTTCCTGGCACGAGTGATTCCGGGCAGGAAGCCGCAAGTGTACTGCCTCACCGGGTCATTGCACTTCCCCCGCGCGTGGCGCTTCGTCTCTTACGGGCGAGGGGCTGCCGCGATCGACTCGACTCAGACCGCGGCACTCAAGGCAGCCAGCCGGTTGACCCGCTCGGAATTCGTGGGAATCATGGGCCTAAGTGGCGAGTCGCCCCACATGCATGCGAATGGATTCGTATGAAGAAACCGCCAACGCCAGCGGCATCAAATGCTCCCTCGAAGGATTTCGGATGCGCGGCTGGCAAGAATTTGACAGTGATCTCAGTTCAGGAATGAATCAGGGCAATGGCTAAGTTCGTCAAAGGACAGTCCGGAAACCCGGGGGGCCGGCCAAAAGCCGAGACGACGCTTCGGGAGCTGGCGCGCACCCATACCGAAACGGCGCTCAAGACGCTGGTGCAGATCATGAAGAACAAGCGGTACTCGCCCCAGGCTCGGGCGTATGCGGCGAATTCGGTGCTGGACCGCGGATATGGGAAGCCGGCGCAGTCCGTTGACCTGACCAACAGCGACGGCTCGCTTGCATCGGCATGGGCGGCTGCCAGGGCGGAAATGGAGCAGGTCGATCAGGAGGAGCAGCGTGTCGAGCACTGAGCAACGCCACACCCTGACGCTCGAACCGCAACCGATCGCCGATCAGTGGATGGCAAAATGCATCTGCGGCTGGCGCTCAACAGCGTCGTTCTACGAATTTCACAACCGAGAAACATTGCTGGAAGAGCTTCGTAAGCGGTTCAAAGAACATTTGGAGGCGCCAGTGAAAAATTAGCGCCGCTTCCGCGCACGTCTTCGAGTTCAACGCCGAGGAACTCTCCTATTTCAAGCACCAAGCGCGCCTTGAGCCGGTCAAGTTCGCGCGCGCGGTGCTACAACTCAAGCGCCTGCCGGGTGAGGCCAAGCCCGGCGACCGCAACTACAAGCCCGAGATCGACTGGTCCCTGGATGACTGGCAGGTCGAGCTACTGGAGTCGGTGGCGGACATCGAGCGCAAGCGCCTCGGGCTGAAAACGCGCTTCAACCACGAGGGCAAGGCCAATATCACCATCCGGGCGTGCCGCGGCGTCGGCAAGACGTTTGGCATCGCTGTCCTGGCGCACATCTGGGGATTCGCCTACGACCCCATGGTGATCCCGGTGATGGCTCCCAAGCTGGAGCACATCAAAACCCGGTTCCTGGGCGAGTTCACGAAGATCCAGCAGCGCGCCATTCCGGGATATGCACAGCTGATGCACGTTGGCGCCATCCAGGTGCATTGGCATGGCGTGGAGCCGAAGAACCATTTCCTTATCGCCGAGACCGCGAAGCATCCCGAGAACATCCAGGGCCTGCGCCGGCGCTTCACGCTGTACCTGATGGACGAATCCTCGGGCGTAGAGGAGCCCATCTTCCCGGTTATCCACGGAAACCTGGGAGCCACGGACATTGGCGTATTCGTGATGATCGGCAACCCGACCAAGAACCAGGGCTCATTCGCCGACAGCCACCTGAAGCCCAAGCTGGCCCAGGACTACTACCGCATGCACGTCGGTCCAAACGACTCGATTCGGTTCCAGCGCTCATGGATGGAAAAGATGATTCGCCACTATGGCGCCGATTCGCCGATCGTGCGGATTCACTGCATGGGCGAGTTCGCGGCCGACGATGCCAATCAGCTCATCTCGACGTATTGGATCGCGGCGGCATTCCTTCGTGAGTTCGTCACCGATGGTTCCTTGCCTCGCTTGCGTGTGTCTGTGGACGTCGCCGACGGTGGCGAGGATGAGACCGTCGTCACTGTGGCCAAGCACTTCGACAGCCATACGCGGGTGCTTAGGCAAAAGTCGTTCTCGTTCGGGTTGGAGCGCGCCCAGATTGATGCCGCCGACGCTGCCGAGCGCATGTTCCTGGAGTATGGCGGCCGAAAGGACATTGACGATTTCGTTGTCGACTCATTGGGTGTGGGCTCAGGATGCGCGGGCGAGCTCTACCGCCGCGGCTACCGTGTCGTTCGTTACCGCGGCGGTGATGCCTCGGACAAGCCCGAAAAGTGGCGCAACAGGCGCACACAAAGCTATCTTGTCACCCGCGACGCATTTCGTGACGGACTGATCTCATTTGCCGACGATGCAATCGATGATCCTGAAGAACTGGAGGCACAGCTTTGCAGCGTGAAGCGCAAAATCGTCGGCGACGATAAGTTAGAAGATTTGGTCACGCGCGAGGAAATGCGCAGGGAGGGCATCAAAAGCCCAGACCGGGCCGACTCACTGGTCATGCAGAATGCGACACAGGCGCCAATCTTCGGCGGGCGTGGCACTGAAGTCGAAACCGTTGTCGTGCAGTCCACCGTCCTGGATGGGCTGATGTGATGGCCTGGCGCGACTTCTTCCGCACCAAGGCCCCGGCGCTCAGCGATACCTACCGCGATCAGCCCTCGGATGTTGTCGTCACGCACGACATTAACGAGCACTGGCAATCGGTGCTGGAGGGCAAGCGCTGGAATCCCGACGACCTCGTAGGCGCCAAGGGCCTGCCGATCTACAGCAAGATGCTCGTGGACGAGCAGGTCAAGAGCGTCACCGAATTCAAACTCAACGCGATTCTCGGGCGTGGCTACCAGTTCAAGTTTCCGGGCAAGACGAAGCTCAGCAAGACCGAGCAGGCCGAGCGTATCGCCGTGTTCGAGACCGTCCTGCGCAAGATGCGCGGATCGTTCGTGGACGCCCTGGAGGGCATCGCGAGCGGCCGTGAGTTCGGGTTCAGCATCACCGAGAAGGTGTACGGCGACATCGAAGTCGAATCGAAGACCTACACCGGCATCAACATGCTGCTTACCCGCGATCCTGGCTCGTTTGATTTCTACGCCGACGATTACGGGTTGCTCAAGAAGATCGAGCAGCGCACGAGCAAGGCCGCGAACATCCACGTCGATCGTGACAAGGTCATCCACTACGTGCACAAGCCGAAGTGGGATCTGATCTACGGGCGCTCTGAACTTCGATCAGCCTATCGCGCGTGGTACGCCAAGGATCAGCTGGTCAAGCTCTGGCTGATGCACCTGGAGAAGTTCGGCTCCGGTGTGTGGAAGGCCATGCAGGACACGGAAGCCAGTCTAACATCGAATTCTCCCGAGTACGTGGCGCTCAAGGCAGCGCTGGCTAATGTGCGCGCACTGTCGTCCATCATCCTGCCGCCGGGTATCACGGCCGAGGTTGAGTTTCCGAGCACAACCGACCAGTACGAGAAGGCGCTTCAGTACTTCGATTTGGCGATCGCCAAGAGCCAGCTGGTGCCGAACCTGCTGGGCCTGTCTCACACCGGGCAGACAGGCGCTTATTCCCAGTCGCAAACGCAGTTCGAGGCGTTTTTCTGGACGACGAGCGCTGATGGCTCGCGGCTGTCGGAGTGCTTGAACGAGGAACTGTTCCGCGACCTTGGCGACCAGAACTGGGGCGACGGCGAGTATCCCTCGTTCTGCTTCAAGCCCGTCAGCGTCGAGCACATCAAGTGGATGCTCACGGCGTGGAAGGATCTGCTGGGCATCAAGGCGGTCATCGCCACCGAAGAGGACGAACGCGTCATCCGGCAACTGCTCGAAATGCCCGAGCGCGATCCGGATGCCGAGCCGCTCGTGGATCCGATGGCCGAGCGCCAGCAGACGCACACGGAAGAGCAGGCGGCCGTGGCCAACGAGCGTGCCGACAAGGAAATGCAGCTGCGCGAGAAGGAAGCTACGAAAAAGGCCATGATGTCCATGCAGGCTCAATTGGATGAGCTCAAAAGCAAGTTGACTTCCGCGGTCAACGTCACCGTACACAACCCGGCCCCGTCACCACCGGCAACCACTACAGATCCAAGTATCAGTAACGCCGGATCAGAGGGCGGCCGGGTTGTCCCTCATGGAAAGTTGCGATCGAGCACGCTGGAGCAGTTCACGCGCGCGTCGCTGCGGGTGAATTTCTCGGTGATCGAGAAGCGCACGGACGACTTTGCCGAGTCCGCGATTCCTACGCTGGCGACCATTGTGGCGAAGGCCGCCCGGCGCGCGCTGGGAGATGACGCCAACATGGCCGCGCTGATCGATGAGGATCCGGCCGACGTCGCCGCGCTGGACCTCAATGGCGCCGATCGTGGCAAGCTGAAGAGCGCCTGCCGTGATCTGCTCGTGCAGTCCTGGACGCTGGGCTCGGAACTGGCCAGCAATGAGATTCAGCGGGCCCGTGGTGAGCGTATGGCCTTTGCTGAGCGTCGGGCGCAGTTCGTGAGCCTGCGAGATAACGCGGCTGCGTACTTCGAGACGCAAAGCTTCCGCATGGCCGGCGACACGTCCGACCAGGTCAAGAAGATCATCCAGCAGGAGCTGCAGAACGGCATCAAGTTCGGCAAGACCATCCCGGAAGTGCGGGTAGCCATCTGGGAGCGGCTGGTTGCGAAGGGCCTGACCACGCTGGAGGCGGTACGCGGGACGGAAACATCTGACCCCGTTGTCGAGGCGCTGAACGATCTGCAGTTGCAGGACGTGGCAGACGTGGCGCCCTACCTCAACACGTTGGTTCGAACGAACACGTTCGAGGCGTTGAACGAGGCCCGATACGCTGAATTCACCGATCCGGCCGTCGCTGACTTCGTCGAGGGGCTCGAATATGCAGCCGTCCTTGACGCGTCAACCACAACAATTTGCCGAGAACTAAACGGCAAGGTATATCGGGCTGATTCACCGGAGTGGGATTCGATCCGCCCGCCGAATCACTTCAATTGCAGGTCAGTGCTGGTGCCGATCACGGTGATTGATGGTTGGGATGGGCAGGAATCGCCGCCGTCGAACGCGGAGCCGGCAGAGGGGTTCAAGTGATGTTCTCTAAGGGTACAGACGTTTTGTGAGCCAACCATTTGCCCAACTCGTCTCCAAGCGCGTCGCCCTGCGTTCCGATGCGGAGCTGACCGAGACCGCGTTCGAGATGTTCAACCGCTGGTCCATGCTGTCCACGGATAAGCGCGTGCCGCTGGATGAGGTTGCCTGGGTTGCAGCGTTGCTCGTGAAGGCCGTGAGGTCGTCCGGCATCGATTTGTTGCACAAGAATGAAACGCGGGATGAGAATGGCGCTCGCGTGGTAGGTGTTGTGGCGAGCGATGGTGTGAAGCTCGCGGATGGTGCGGGATGAGTATGCCTGTCGTTCGAATCATACGTGATGGTTTAAAGGCGGTCGGCGTGACCATCGACGGACGTGAGATTCAGGCGACCGCCGTCAGCGTTGACTATCATTCTGACCGACTCACCCGAGTTGCCATTGAAATCGAGACAACCGATTTTGATTTCGTAGCGAAGGAGGCCCAAGCCGTGATTGTCTAAGGCGCTCTACGGCGCTGAAATCTTCGATGTGGGGACGTGGCCTGCTCAGACGGGCCCGGTAACCGTCACCCTCGAAGATATCGATGCCATCGTCGCCTCATTCGAGGCGCTTGGCCTGTCCCGCAAGGTTCCTCTGAAGGCGGGGCACAACGAAAAGCAGCCGATGACTGATGGCCAGCCCGCGCTCGGCTGGGTCTCTCGTGTTTGGCGCCAGGGTACAAAGCTCATGGCTGACTTCGTGGACATGCCAACCGTCATCCACGAAGCCATTCGCACGAAGCGTTACAAGACGGTTTCAATCGAATTGCTCCGTAACGTCCAAGCCGGAACACGGAAGATTCCGTGGGTGCTGGACGCTGTGTCGTTGCTTGGTGCTGACCAGCCCGCTGTCGGCACCCTCAAAGATTTGGAAGCGCTGACGATGTCGCGAGGCTCCGCTTTGCGGGCCGGTGCGCGCGTGGCATTCCGGCGGGAATTTCAATTCACCAATTCGGAGGCCCGAAAGGGTATGGAAAAGCACGAAGTCGAAGCGGCCATCGCCGCTGCGCTGGGCGCGCAAGAGGTGAAGTTCACCTCGCAGCTCAATGCGCTGAAGACCGAGAGCGCGCAGGCGCTCGCAGCCGAGCAGGAGAAGACCCGCAAGGCCGAAGTCGCCCGTCACCGTGACGCGGTCAAGTCGAAGTTCGAGGCAGCGGTCAATAAGACCATCCTGCCCGCGACGCGTGAGCAGTTCTACAAGTTCGCGCGCGTGGAAGACGACGCTTCCGTCATGTCGATCAAGCTGGACGACGTCGACGCGTACATCAAGGACAACGCCGACAAGGCGCTGCTGTCGAAGAACGCGAAGCAGGAGACGCAGCAGGGCGAGGCGCACGAAGACGAGAAGGGCTTGCGCGCCGATCAGATCGTCGTCAAGCGCGCCGAGAAGCTCTGCTATTCGCGCCAGCAGGACCCGACGAAGGGCGATCACTACATGCGAGCGGTGAGCGAAGTCCTGCGTGGCGACGCGAAGCTTGCGGATGCATACAAATACATGCCCGATACCGAGTATCGGCAGGCGTCGTAAGGAGGCACCTGAAACGAATGTCTACTGATCTCGATATCAAGTTGATTCAGGTCACCGCGGCTGCCGATCTCGACACCGATGCGGTGAAGTTCAAGGCCGTGACTCTGGCCGGCACGATCGCGGCGACCCCGCTGCTCGCGGCCGGCATCCTGCGTCATGGTGCGAAGAACGGTGAGCAGTTGTCCGTCGCCTATGAGGGCGCGTTCAAGGCTCAGTTCGGAACCGCTGTCGGCACTGTGGGCTACCCGCTCACCGTGACGGCTTCGGGCTTCGTCATCGCTGCCTCTTCGGGTGGCGCCACCATTGGTCGATCGATTTCGGTCACCGCCTCGGGCGACATCGCAAAGGCGTTCTTTGACTTCAAATCGCTCGGTTACTCGACCGTCGCTTAACACCCAGGAGGCAACACAAGCATGGGTATCTCTACCGGTCGAGACCTTCACATCGACCAAAACTTGACGAATGTGGCGATGAACTATCGCCCCGCCGGAATGATCGCGGACATGATTGCCCCGATCGTGACGGTGTCGAAGGAAACGGACCTCTATCCGGTGTTCAGCCAGAAAGAGGCTTTGGCCATCGAAGATACGAAGCGCGCGCGCGGCACGCCGGCGAATCGGATCACACGCTCGGTGAGCTCGGAAGGTTACAGGGCGGAAAACTACGCTCTGCGCTATGACCTGCCGATCGAAGACCGCGCCAACATGGACGCAGCGTATGCGTTCGAGTTGGAAGCGGGCGCCTCTCGTTACCTTGTGGACAAGCTGGTGCTGGATTGGGATCGTCGCGTCCTGTCCACTGTTGGCTCGACCACGAACGTTGCGACGGGCTTCCTGACTGGCTCAGCATGGAACGCAGCCAGCAACGCTGGCGACCCGGTGTCGGCGCTGTATCAGGTTATCGAGCAGATCCAGGCGACGACCGCTTATCGCCCGAACAACATTCTGTTCGGTTGGCAGGCGTACAACCTGTTCCGGCGCAATACCAACGTTCGTAACTTCGTGCTCGGATCGAACAACGGCGGCGGTGTCGTGACGCGTCAGGCTGTCGCTGGGATCTTCGAAGTGGATCGCGTACTGGTGTCCGAGGCGTTCTACAACAGCGCCAACGAAGCCAAGGCGATCAGCCTGGCCAACACCTTCCCGAAGGACTCGGTGCTCGTCTACTACGCGCCGTCTGGTCCCTCGCGTGAAGTTCCGTCCTTCATGTACTCGTTCCGCTGGACGGCCCCGGGCCTGCCGGCTCCGCTGTCTGTCGAACGTCACCCGTACGACAGCAAGAGCAAGACCGAGAGCATCGAGGCCGGCTACTACCAGGACGAGAAGGTCACCAGTTCGGCGCTCGGTGCGCTGTTGACTGGTGTCGGTTCGGCTCAGGCGAACGGCTTGGTGTAACTGAAATTCGGTGGCCGGTAATGGTGCCGGCCACCGTCACAGCGTAAACGCGGAGGATTGAATGGACGTTGTTATTCACTGCCTTGGAATGCCGTTCAACGGCGAGACGGTAGCGACTCAATCTCTGGGCGGAAGTGAAAGCGCAGCCTATTACCAAGCGCGCGAGTTGGCGAAGCGCGGTCACCGGGTGATCGTTTTCACTTCCTCGACAGAGGAAGGCGTGTGGGACGGGGTGAAGTATTGCTGGGCGGGCAATGTGAGTCAGGAATCGCTGCTCGGCGAGCGGTTTGACTTCTATGCGCGGAACACGCCGCACGACGTGCTGATCATCCAGCGCCATCCTGCGGCATTTCACGGAACGTTTGCGTCCAAAGTGAACATCTGGCAACTGCACGACCTCGCGCTGCATCGCTCGTCCGGCATGGCGAACCACAACATGTGGCAGGTCGATGCGGTGACGTGCGTGAGCCAGTGGCACAAGGATCAGGTGTGCTCGGTGTACGGCTTCGATCCGGACTTTGTTCAGGTTGTGCCGAATGGGGTGGATGAGGCGCTGTATGTCGATGGCGCCAATCTGCGCGCATGGGATCATGACGAGGAGTCTCGTGCTCATATCGCTGCACTGATGGACGCAGGCAAGTTCGTGCTGCTCTACCAGTCGCGCCCCGAGCGCGGCCTGGAGCATCTGGTACGTCCCGGCGGCATCATGGACCGCCTGCGCGACACGAATGCGCATCTGCTGGTCTGTACCTACAAGAACAACCCGCCGCAGATGCAGGGGTATTACAACTACCTCAACGAGTGCGCGCAGGCGCTGCCAAATGTGACGATGCTGGGCTCGTTGAGCAAGCCTCAGTTGGCAGCCCTGCAGAAGTCATGCGACCTGCTGGTGTATCCGACCGAGTTCGAGGAAGTCAGCTGCATCACGGCCATGGAGGCGATGCACGCCGGCCTGCCGATGCTGGCGAGCGATGTCGGTGCGCTGAGTGAGACCTGCACCGGTGCAGGTTCTGTGCTTATCACGCTCAGCGATGGCCACGCTGATGAGGAGCGCTTTGTACGGGCAATTCAGAATTTTTTGCGGCTTGGTGAGATCGAGAGCGGTTTTCATCTGCTTAAGGCGCAGCAGATCTACGCCGCCAAGACCCGCCGCTGGTCCGACGCCGTCGACCGCCTGGAGTCGGTGATCGAGCAGTGCTTCGAGAAGCGCGCCGGCTCAGTCGCCGCAGCGACACGACATAGCATTGAGCACAGCGACATCCAGTTCGCGCTCGGCATGCAGGGCGCATTCACCGAAAATCAGGACGCAAACGTCATTGAGTTGCGTTCTCGCCAAGAAATTCGCGAGCTGTATCAGTTCGCGGAATCCCCCGCCGCCTACAAGGCCCACTACGACCGCCACGGTGGCGCGTACTACGACCTGTTCGAAAATCAGGTGATTGGCGAGGACGTCACCCGAACGCAGAGGTTTATGGGCGTAGCCAAGCTCCTCCAGCAAGAGATTTCACACGCTGGCGATGAGTTGCGCGTAATGGACTATGGCTGCGCCCACGGTCACTACGTGATGCCGCTGGCCAAAGCATTCCCCAACACGCGATTCGTCGGCGTGGATGTGAATGACCGCGCAATTGGCGCCGCCGTGAAGTGGGCCATGCGCGATGGCGTTGGCAATGCCGAGTTTTGCCTCGGTGGCCAAGATGTGTTCGACAATCCCGGCTTGCTGACGCCGCTGGCCTACGATGAAACCTCAATGCAGTTCGAAGGCAGTGCCGCGGTAGCCAAGAAGGCACACCGCGAGTTATTCGATGTCGTGGTCGCGGGCGAAGTGGTCGAGCACGTCCCCGATTGGATGGACCTACTGGAGCGCTTCCGTAGCGTGCTCAAGCCTGGCGGTTTGCTCATCATCACGACGCCTGCCGGGCGCTGGGAGTGGCAAGGGATCGAATCATTCCGCGACGCGCGAGAGCACCTGCACCACTTCGAACGTCAAGACATCGTCGAAATCTGCGGGAACAATCCCGTCGAGATTCTCTACGCGCCCGCCGGTAACGATCGCGCCGGCAAGGGTTTGGGTTCGTGGATTTGGGGCGTACGGCCCAATGAGCCATTCCGGGAATATGACGTCGAGCGCAAGCGAAAACTGTTGGCGCCACGCGAAACGCTGTCTGCTTGCATGATCGTGAAGGACGGCGAGAAGACGTTGCGCAAGTCCGTCGACTCGTTCATCGATTGGGTGGACGAATTGATCATTGCGGTGGACCCGACAACGAGGGATCGCACGATCGCCGTGATCGATCAGCTGAAGGCTGATTACAGGTGGAAGCCAATCACAGTGATCGATGGCTTGCCCGCGCTTGATGCGGGTTTCGACGAGGCGCGCAATCGGTCAATCGACGCAGCCTGCGGCGATTGGATTCTCTGGGTCGATGCAGACGAGGAAGTCAGGAATCCGTGGAACATGTGGAAGTACCTGCGCCCGAGCCAACACAACGCATATGGCTTCCCGCAGGTGCATTATTCGGCAGAGCCAGACCAAGTGCTCACGACCGACTTCCCGTGCCGGCTGTTCCGTACCCGCAAGGGCATCAAGTTCTTCGGCGTCGTGCACGAGCACCCAGAGATTGAGGTCGGCAAGGCAATCCCGCGCTCAGCCCTGCGCCATGACGTGAAGTTCCTGCACAACGGCTACGTTGACGAGGAAGTCCGCCGTAACCGCTACCGGCGCAACCTGCCGCTGCTCCACCGTGACCTGGAGAAATATCCCGAGCGCGGCCTGAACCGTTTCCTGATGCTCCGTGACATCGCGCAAGGGCTCATGTTCGAGCACGAGCAGACGCAAGGCATCGTGCTCCACGGACAGAAGGAACGCGCCGTGCAAGGCATCGACTACTGGCGCACGATGGTCGAGAAGGACCCGCTGCGCATGGTCATGGACTCGCTGCAGTTCTATTCACACTGCGTGGCGACCCTCGGCCTCGGATTCGAGGCAGAGGTGACCTATCGCGTGGCCAAGGATGCCGCGCCTGACCTCGCCTGCAACACGAACTTCAAGGGCCGTTTCGCGACCCAAGATGATTATTCCAAGCTGATTCGCAAGATCGAACAGGAGGCCACCCGCCACTATGACTCAAAGTATCTTTGATCGTATCCGTCAGTCGTGGAGCGTGCTGAACGGCACGATTGACCTGCGCTCCCATGTGCCCGTGGAGGGATACTGGGACGTAAAGGTCGTCCGCGCTGATGGCACGATCGAAGCGAAGACCGTTCGAAACACGGTCACCGTCACCGGCCTGAACCGCATCGCTGCCTGTGCGGTGAATAGCGCCGGCGGTGTGTTCAACGCAATCATGGTCGGCTCGGCGACTGCGGCCCCGGCGCTCACCGACTCCCAGTCGAGCATGGGCGAGGTATCGCGCAAGAGCTTTATCTCACAGGGCCAGTCGCGCGAATGGTTCTTCGGCGTGGCTACCTGGGGCGGTGCGGCCGACAGCATCACGTCGGTCACGCTCAACAGCGCCGGCATCACCATCGGCACGAGTTCACTCGCAACGTCGCTGCTGGCGAACCGCGTGAACGGGCTCAGCGTGACGCTCGGCAACTCCGACTTCCTCAACCTGACAGTGCGGGTGCGTGTCGGCTCGCATGACGTAGCTCATACCACCTAATGTTCCCGATCCGCCATATCCACCAGATCGAGCTGACTTCGCGGTGCAATCTCGCCTGTCGATATTGTCCATCGCCAAAGCTTCCGCGCCCGAAAGTGGATATGGACGAGGAAACGTTCAAGGCGGCGCTGTATTGGGCGCGCTTCTTCGTTGAGCGGAACGGACCGCACGAAATCAACCTCGCGGGCATCGGCGAGTCGACGCTGCACCCTCGCTTGGTTGAGTTCGTCGCCCTCGCGCGCGCGTACATGGGGCCGCACCAGGACATTCTGTTTGCGTCTAACGGCGTGACCATGACGGACGATCTTGCCAAGCAGTTGGCGCCATACCGTCCACGGATCTGGATCAGCCTGCACCGCCCGGAGAAGGCCGGGCCTGCGGTTGAGATCCTGAAGCGCTACGGGCTGATCGCTGGCGTTTCTGCGGATCCTTCGGTGTCCGCGACGAACTGGGCTGGGCAAGTGAAGTGGCACGTCTCCGTCGAGCGCCGGGAATGCACGTGGGTCAAAGGCGGAAAGGTGATTGTGTTCGCTGATGGTCGAGTCTCTCGATGCAGTTACGACGCATCCGGGATCGGAGTCATCGCCACGGTCAAGGACGATCTGGAGCAGTTTCAAACCTCACCCTACGACCTGTGCAAGACGTGTGATCAGGATGTCGGAGTAACTCAGGAGGCTGCCGCCTGATTGTCTCGCGTGCGAGTCGTTCGTTATCGGCAGCAGCGCGCGGATAGCGCCTGGGAGGATGTTTCGGTCGGCATGTCGTCGATGCCGGCGCAGTTGGCTGTCGACGGCCGCAAGGTGCGGATGGATCTCACCGGCTCCGATTGGGGCGTTGTCGAGGATGACATCAACGGTGCTTCAGTCACCCGGGATGTCGGGGCCGCGTTCGATGGCACTGATGCCGTCAAAATTGTTCCACCGTCGAGCCAGCTCGATAACGGCAACAAGACAACCTACTCCTGCATCATGCGGGGGCTCGACCTCTCGAACGGCGGCACCCACGGCGTCGCTCAGGTTAATTTAGGGTTCTGCCTCGCGTATGGCTCGCGCTACTGGGACTTGGCGCACACAGCCAAGGTCACCGGCATTCTCGGGTCGCAGACGATCGGCGGTGTGACATCAGCCCAGGCACGCGCGGCGATCTTCGAGAACTTTATAAACAGCGGCGGAGGTGATCTGCGCCGTGTGTTCGGTGTTACTGCGCAAACGACGCAGGCATACAAAGAGCCGGACAACTGGATCGATCAAGGTCCAGAAACGGATTTCCTGTTCATCCTTGGCAACACAAGCAACCATGCGAACGATCCACCGCTGGTCGCGACAGAATATCTGTATTGCGAGCAAGAGGTGGACTACCGGCAGGACCGCGGCAATGCGAACGGCCGCAATCGGTTCGATGTTTGGGCGCGCGGCGGCTATCTCGGGTACTTGGATATTCCGCTGACCTGGGAAGCAAGCTGGAACTTTGCCTACCAGTACGCACGCGAAATTGAGTACATCGGCGCGCTGTGGAATTCGCCCGGGACGGCGAATGCAAACAACTTCCTTCGTGTCTCCCACCCGATCGTATCGACGAATCGAGCGAAGGATGACCGCATAGGCCCACCGCCGGAGTTCCTGCAGTGACAACGTTCGTCGCCGATCTGTTTCATGGCGACGGTGGCGTCGCATCGCTGACAGATAGCTTCGATGTCGGTGCGGCGAATTACTTGCGCGTCTGGGTGATTGCCGAGGGCGGCGTCAGCGTCACCGGAAACGTTACTTTCGGCGCTCAGAACATGACGCTGATTAGCGGCTCGGGCAACGGGGACATCCTCGGCTGCTACGAACTTCTGTCACCGAATAGTGGATCGCAGACGATCACTGTAAATCTCAACGGAACATCGGGCCGATGTGCGTTCTACGCCGAGTCGCGCAGCGGCGTAAACACGAGTACTCCGTCTGGCACTCCGGGCACTGACACTGGTGAGTCGACGACGGCATCAGCTACCGCGAGTTCGGCGGCCGGCCAACTTGTATCTGGCGTCGTCCATGCCACCGGGGTCTCATTGACATCCGACGGTGGGCAAACCCAACGAGAGATTCAGCTTGATTGGCTGGAGGTGGGACGGTCATTCGGGGCGGCAGAAAAAGCCGGTGCGGCATCCACTACCCTGACGTGGACAATGTCGGCCACCCAGACTTGGTTTGTCGTGGCAATTCCTATCCTTCCGGCCGCCGGAGGTGGATCGACAACTACGTCAACTCTGACATCAAGCCTGAGTGTGTCGGACGCTGCCCTGCCGTCGAAAACGTCTGGCCGCATCGGGTCTGACACTGTGGCGATCGCTGATGCTGGCCTGGACTATGTTTTCGCGAATCGCCTCGGCAGCGACAACATCGTTGTGACCGATGCGCCGATGGAGTTCTACTCAATCCACAACATCGAAGCCATCTCAGAAACGACGGTTACAGATGAATTCCTGGCCTGGCTCAGACGACACCGGGTACTCAGCGACAGTGTCACTGTCACCGACGAACTGATTTCCTCGGTGATCGGCTACCTGATCTATAACAGCGTCCTAACCAGCAACGTCAGCGTGACTGACGAGGCACTCAAAGCGGCCTATTTCGATCGACTGGCAGAAAGCAGCCTGGTCACGGCGGATCAGATCCTGACGGCGCTGCTCATCGCGCGTGATCTGCTAGACGGGGTGGAAGTGACGGATTCGGCGCTGACAGCCATGCAGCGCTTTATTTTGCTTACGGACAGTATTTCGTTAGAAGATGCCCTGGTGGCAACGTATGTTCCTGTAGTTGGGCCGGCCACGGATAATCCGCTTATCAGGATTGGTTTCGATCAGCCAGAAGTGAAGCTCGGAGGCTACAGCGTGAATTGAGACCGCCCGTCATCATCGAGTATATCGGCTCGACTCTGCGGGCAACATTTGTCTGCTCCGGGGCGACGCTTTCGGGCTATTCCTGCCTGTACAACGGCAGCCATTCGCTCGTCACATCAAAAACCGCCACTGATTCAGGTAACGGGCACCTCTACGCCGATCTTCCGCTCCCCACATCTGCGCAATGGATGGTCAACGAGTGGGGCGTTATCATCAATACGAACACCTATCGGCGCTTCGCCCTGGTCAACGTCCGCGGCATTGAGGTGGACTGATGGGCAGGTATATCAATTGGGCAGATGTCACGGGCCGCTACGGCGACTACGCGAAGGGTCCGGACGCCACGCAGGCGAACGCATCCTTTATCCCGCAGGCCGAGGCCGAGGTCGACGGGCGCCTTGCAGTTCGCTACACCGTGCCGTTCTCGCCCGCGCCATACCTCGTTCAAGACTTGTGCATTGACCTTGCCTACTACAAGGCCACGATCCGCCAGGAAGGCTCCAAGGTCATTGGAGAGAGCCTGGAGGCGCGGTTTAAAGCGATCATCGATGGCACGTTGCTGCTGACCACAAGTTCCGGGACGCTCGTCAGCGAGCAGGGCGCAACCGCCTGGGTGTCGAACAGCTATCACAGCTCGTTCGGCCCTGACAGCGAGGTTAACTGGCGCGTGGATTCGAATTGGATCAATGACGCTATGGATGCGAGGGGGCAGTTGTGAATCCGGTCATGTCTGCCGAGGTCGATGAGTCCCAATTGCGGGCGATGAACCGCAAGCTGGAGCGCTTCGCGGAGTCCATCAAACATCCGATCGAAGCCAATCGTCAGGCCTCGATTGCGCTCTATGGCTGGACGATCCGCAATTTCGACCGCCAGGGCGCATTACAGGGCGGCTGGGCGCCATTGAAACCACGCACGGTGCGCGAGAAGGCCCGCATCGGGAAACAGGTCCCGCTGGTCCGTAGTGGCCATATGCGCAGCGGATTCACGCAGTTCTACTCTGACGAGAACGCTGGCGTGGGTAACGAAGTCTCGTATTCGAAGTATCACCACTTCGGGACGAGCAAGATGGTCCGCCGTGAACTGCTCCCTCGCCGTGATGTCGTGCTCCAGATCGGCCTGAAGGTCTACGGCGCATACGTGCAGCGCCAAGTCGCGCGGGCGAACGCATGACGATTGTTCCCACCAACGTCGATGACATCACCGCGGCCGTCAAGCAAATGTGGCTGGACGATCCGGACATCGGGCTTGCCGGGGTGCAGGTCGAGCGCTACGAGGAATTGACCAAAACGCCAGGCACGCACGGCTGGGTGTGCGTCTATCGAGAGCGCGTGGATAATCCGCCGCGCACGCTGGGCATGGGATCGGGCTATCGCAATCAGCTTGTCCGTATGTTCGCAATGGTCTGTGAGAGCGATATGTCGGGCGGCGAGGAGTGCGGTCAGCGCCTCGATTCCTTGCTTCAGAAGCTTCAGAAAACGCTGCTCAATGATCCCTCTCTGAGGGGCACGGTGCAGACGCTCGATGAGTTCAGCACGGTCTATTTCGACTACAGCAAAAACGAGAATACAGGCATGTACTTGCAGTATGCTCAGTTGAATTTCACCGGGGTCATCCCGGTCTCGGCAATGTAGGAGGCTTCCAGGCATAGTTGTCATACGGTGCACAAGTTAAGTTCGGCATTGCCCGGCAAGCCTCGGCAGGCACCGCGGTCACTGATGCCACCTCGTTCCATGGCTTCGCGTTCACGTCTGAGAACGTGGGCTTGGAAGCCGAGGAACTGATCTCTCAAAACCTCACCGGCCGCTTCGCGCAGGGCGCAGCGTACTCGGGGCCGCGTAACGTCGCCGGCACCATTGAGTTTGAGGTGACGCCGAGGAACCTGGGCGCAGCGCTCTCGGCTTGCGTCAATCACTCGCCGACGTCGGTCACCTCGGCCAGCATTCGTACGCTGACCTTCCTGCCCAACACCGTCGATTTCTCGTCCTTCTTCGTGAAGGCTCCATGGACGATCTACAAGCAGTTCTCGGACGCCAACTCGGCCGAGCACTTCTACGACTGCCAGTTTGGCCAGATCAGCTTCCAATTCGGTGCGGGCGCGTTCTTGCGCGGCACCCTCACGAATGTAGGCGGCACGCGCACCGCGACCGGCATCGGATCGGCGGATGTGTCTCCAGCGGCGGCCGACGTCGGCCGGCTGTTCCCCTGGAACGTCTCCAGCGTCAGCTACGGCGGCTCTGGCGTGTCGAACTTCTCCGAACTCACCGTCACTATCAACGAGAGCATCGAGCCGTTGCAGGCGCTGAACGCGTCTCTGGCGCCATTTAAGTTCACGCGCTCGGGCTTCCGTGAGGTCACGGTGAACGGCACGTTCTACATGACCGATCGCACGATGCTGAATAACTTCGTCAACGAGACGCAGGCTCGGTTACTCATCACGGCGATCAACACGGTCGCGGCGATCCAGTCCGGCTATTTCAACACGTTCACGATCGACGTCCCGCAACTGAAGATCACCGAATTCAAGCCGGGCGCCAGCGGTCCAGGTGAGGTTGCGGTGTCGTTCACCGGCCGCGGCGTGCTGGATCCGACGAGCAACTACGACGTGCAATTTACCCAGGTCACGACCTGGCAAGCAGGATTCTGAGGAGGCATCTGTGTCCGGCTATGTTCGAGCAACGAAATTTGAGTCGACCTTCGACGGGAAGGTAATCAAGGCGACGCTCGCGCCGTTGTCCTTCCCCGACTATCTGAAGCTTCAGAGCGTTGAGGTGAAAGATGAACTCGATGCCGCGCGCGTGACAGCCGAGATCCTTCCGAAGTACGTAAAGGAGTGGGACGGGCCGGTTGATTCGGAAGGTCAACCGGTCCCGGTCGAAGAAGTGTGTTCGACGGCTTACTTCTCCAAGCTCATTCTTAATGTCGGGGCGGCGATGCTATCCGCGGCCCAGATCGTGGACCCTGGAAAGCCCGGCGAGCCATCCGCCTCGTAATCGAGGGGAAGCAGATGCCGCCCGACTGGCGGCTTAGCGTCGCCGGGCTGAGCGAATACATGTGGGTGCAGATATGGCAGCAATGTCACACAGCAGGGTTTGGTGGAGCCATGCGCCTGTGCTGGCCGGATGGTCTCAGTGTCATTGAACAGCCGGCGGTGACCATCAACATGTTCGACTTGATCGCTGAAGAGGCGAGAGCGTCAACGGAGGCCAAAGTGCGCGCTGGCTAACGTTATCGAAGTCCTGTTGCGGACGAAGGGCGACACGAGCGGAGTAGACCGCTTCAAGCGATCCCTGTCGGCTCTTGGTTTTGCTGTTGGTGGTATTTCGTTCGCAGGTATCGCGCGAGGTGCGATTCAAGCGGCAGATTCTGTCACGCTGTTACAGAGCAAGCTTAGGCTAGTAACGTCTGGGTCTGAAGAACTCACCAAGGTTCAGAATCAGGTTGTCAACCTAGCTCGACAAACGCGAACCGACTTCAGTTCCGTGGGCGAACTCTATGCCCGTGTCGCGCGATCGAGTAAGCAACTTGGCGTATCGCAGTCTGAAATACTGAGCGTGACGAAGGCCGTCACGCAAGCGATCCAGATCTCAGGAAACACCGCGACAGAAGCTTCGGCTGGCATGATCCAGCTCGCGCAGGCGCTTGCATCGGGAGTTCTGCGGGGTGACGAATTGCGCTCCGTTCTGGAACAGATGCCGCGCGTGGCGGAAGCCATTGCAACGGGCCTCGGAACAACGGTGGGACAGCTGCGCAAGCTTGGTGAGCAAGGAAAGCTCACATCCGACCTCGTTTTTAAGGCGCTGATCTCGCAGGCGGACACGCTGAACTCAGAATTCGGCAAGCTCCAGCCGACAATTACGCAATCGTTCGGAGTGTTGGTTGGCGAACTGAAACTCGCGACGGCAGAGTTTCTCAAGGTGACGGGCACTACAGATCGCTTCACTGGATCCATCAATACACTTGCGAATGCCATTCGCGGACTGTCAGGTTCATTTCAGTCCGCATTTGGCTCGATGAATGAGTATTGGAGCCGCTTCAACAAGTGGCTGGATGAGTCCGACAGAAAGATCCACAAGCTACTGGGCATCAATCACGAGTGGTTCGAGCAGTTAAAGCGCCAGGGTTTGGCCGCGACCAATCCGCTGTTCATCCCGTTCCTGGGGCTGACAGAAGATCGCGAGCAGCGTCGCACCAGGGGACCGACTGGCGCGCAGCGCGGACGCGGTCGATCGAGTGAACCTCTGCTCCCGCCGACGGTGGATATCGAGGAATTCAGAGTCACAACTCAGCGAATGCGTGATGACTACGGTGATGTGCTGCGAGATCTTGAGGAATCGACTCGCACATCAGTCCAGCGACAGAGTGCCGAGTACATCAAGCTCAGGACGACACTGGAATTCTTGCGAGACGAGAAGCTCATCACACCGGAAGTCTTCGAGAAGCGCCGCACGGCCGCGCTGGATGAGTTACTTCCAGAGTTCGACCTGAACGAAATCCGCGCCAAGTACAAGGTGGTCAAGAAGGAGACCACCGAGCTCGGCGAGTTCATGAAGGGCGTCTGGCAGGAGGTAGGTCGTAGCATCCAGTCGACGCTCTCGGATGCGCTTTACGAATGGCGACTCTCATGGCGCAGTCTGATCGACATCGCCCGTCGTGCGCTTGCTGACATTACAGCAGCCATCATCACGAGCGGCATCAAGAACGCGCTCAAGAACGCGGCGAGCGGGGGCGGCGGGGGCGGCGGCTCAGGCGGTAGCTTCAATTGGATTAGCGCGATTGCCGGGTTCTTTGGATTTGCTGCTGGCGGTGGACGCGTGGACCGTCCAACGATCGTTGGCGAGGATGGGACGGAACTGGTGCTGCCTCCCGCGCGCGTGATGAATCAAAGGCAGATGGCTTTTTCCGGAGGCGGCGGCAGCGTTACCTATTCGCCGAACGTCAGTATCGCGATCGTAGAGCGCGAAGACCCCGAGCGGACGAAGCAGGAGATGTATCAAGCTGTCTCTCTGATGCTGTCGCAAGACAAAGCCGAGTTCATTCGCACGCTACAGAGAAGCGGCTACGAGGTGCGCGGATGAGCGAGACATTTATTCCTCCCTGGATTATTCCGGAGAAGGAAACTCACGAATGGATCGACGAGTCGGTTGTGTTTCGATCTGCCTTCGCTTCCGGGAGAGCTCAAAGACAGAGTTATGGTGGGCTCAGGCTGAAACTGAGCAGGAGCCACACGGTACGAGGCGAGGAAAAATCACAGCTGCTTTCGGTGCTTAAGTCTACGCGTGGCCAGTACAATGCATTGCGAACAAAGGTGCACTTTGCCTTGCGTGGCAGCGGCCTTGGTTCTGAAGTGCTCAGTAACAATACATTCGCCTCTGGAACTACGGGGTGGAGTACGACATCTGGAATATCAGCTCAAGTCGCCGAAAGGATCTACAGAGGAACGAGAATCGCGCCACCCACGTCGACGCAGGCAGTTATTTACAAATCTGCGTCGGTGACGCAGTACGCACCGTATATGATGCGGGCGTTTGTTCTGCAGGGACAAGGCTCTCCGAATGTGTATCTGGATAACGTCGGCGTCGCTCAACTTGGCCTGTCAACGCAGGCCTATGGAATGCGAAATTTTTGGTTCGTAGCTACATCGGCAAGTATTAATCCGGGTGTATCCATAGGAGCGGTGGCGGGTGGGGTTGCAGGAGACTACATTGAAATTCCGTATGTCTCACTGGCAAGGTGTGGATTCGTCGACGCCGGTGTCAACTCATTACTCAGGTCGGATGAGTTCGATAACGCTACATGGCTAAAGACGGCTCTAAGCGTAAGCGCCGGAGCAACAACGGGTCCAACTGGATCATCTGACGGTGACGCCATAGTTGAGGATGGGTCGTCTGGAGACAGATATATATTTCAATCTCTCACTGTGTCTGCGTTGACTGCTGAATATGCACTAGCCTTTACGGTCAAAGCCGGCACAAGATCTTGGTGTTCCATCCAAATGGATGACAGCACTGGGGCGCTTGCCAAGGCATGGTTTAATCTTTCGACTGGAGTTGTAGGAACCACCACTACCACGGCAGGATTTTCCAATTTAAGAACGTTCGTTCGGGACCTTGGCAATGGATGGTACGACTGCTACATACTGGCCACTAAGAGCAGTGTACAAACCACCTTAAGCTGTGTGTTGCGCCCTGCAAATGCTGACAATTCGACAACCTATACAGGCGTCAACGGCAGCACGGCAATTTACGCGCGGCGCGCATCTCTTATCGGCTCCTTCGACGGGCTTGTTCCGATGCGGTTGGTTCAAACAACCAGCGCAGCTGTTGCAGGAACAGTAGCCTCTGGATCTGGAATATATGTTAGAGGGCTACCGGCAAGCACATCGGGAATCCTTCTTCCCGGTGATTGGTTCGAGATCTCTGGAGAGCTGAAACAGTGCACGTCAGCGCTAAACTCGGATTCGGCAGGGCTCGGATTCTTGCAGTTTGAGCCACCTTTGGTGAACAACCAGAGCGATGGTAACGCTGTCGTCATTACAGATCCGTTTGGAAAGTTTTTGGTATCGAATATCAAGATCGACAATGAATTCGGGACTCAAGCGCGCGTTTCCTACGATCTAGAGCATATCTATGAGTAGGAACCTTAGCGCCGAGCTGACAACGGCATCACAACTGGACACGGTCCAGTTCAGGCTGTTGTGCGAGGTCGATTCGTTATCGACTGGCATGACGCGCGCTTGTACCGGGAATAACTTTATCGTCTTCAACGGTAACACGTACTCGCCTGTTGGTCTCCTCGGCGGAGCAGAGAAGATACAGGAAGACGTCGACATTTTTCCACGAGCGGTTAGATTGTGGTTCAGCGCGGTGAACACCTCGCAGATTCAGGATGTGCTGACCGAAAACATGTTCAACCGTCCGGTTCGGTTATATCGGACCTTCCTTACGGATTCATTCACTAACGTTGCCACGCCAGAGATGGTTTTCAACGGGCGAATAAACACTTGCGAGATGAAGTTCAGAGATCCGCAGCGCGGTGATTATTTTGAGATCGAGGTGGAGTCCCGGTTGATGAGAGAGGCCAGAGCGCAGTACTTCAATCGCGAAACTCTTTGGACCGTCTATAGCCAGTCGGGCGACACGTTCTTCGACTATGTTCCGCACATCGCCCTACGAAAGGCCGATTGGGGGCTGATCGGCGCGGTTGGATTCTCGAACCTCACGGGGCGCAGATACCCCGGCGACGACAGGGCTCGCGGAGGACCAGGAGGGGGTGGCGCGCGCGGCGGTGGCAGCGAGGGCGGTGGCGGCCGAGGTGGTCGTTAGATGAGATACGAGGATTGGCAGAATCGGTTCTGGACGGCAATGGATGAATCCAGCCGGCATCCGCTTGTCTGGGGAGAGCAGGATTGCGTGCTATTCGGCGCGAAGATGGCCGACGCGATTTCGGATGGCGGGTATACGGAGCGCGCACGAACTGCATTTGCGTGGACGAATGAGCGCGATGCTGTTGAACTCATCAGGAATGGATTGCAGCCGCTCGTGGAGAGCGTTCTCGGAGAAATGCAGCCATGGGTCAGACTCTCTCAAGGTGACCTCGTACTTGTGGTGGACGACAAGCAACGCGAGAGCATCGCCGTGCACGATGGTTGCCAGATCATCGGCAAATCTGCCACTGGCGTTCACCCAATCCCGTTCCGCTGCGTAAAGGGAGGCTGGAAAGTAGAGTAATGCCTCAAGCAGCGATTAGCGCCATTGCGAATTTCTTCCTTGCCGTCACGGGTGCTTATAGCGCCGCAGCTACTGCATACGCCTTGTTTGCCGCAAAGGTGTTTGTGTATGCGGCCTCGACCTATCTGCTGAATCGCGCAGCGGCTTCCATGGCGCCAAAGTCCAGAGGATCTGGACTCGGCCAAGGCATGGAGATCAACTACTATGACTCTGGCGCGCCCATTCGAATTGTCTACGGGCAAGTTAGAACGGGCGGCATGGAAACCATTCCACCTCTCACTTCGGGCGGTGACAATGCGTTTCTCCACAAGGTCATTACGCTAGCCGGGCATGAGGTTGATAGTTACAACTTTACTCACTTCGATACAACGACGATCACCAATGCCCAGATTGGTGCGGTGTCGTTCACGGGTAGCGATGGCAAGGTGAGTTCCGGTTACTACGGTGACCATGTCTGGTTAAGGCGATACCGCGGAACATCGACGGACAGCGCCGATCGAATGCTGATGGCCGTTGATTCCTCTGCGTTCAACAATGCGCGTGCACGAGGGATTGCCAAGGTCGCGGTAACATTAAAGTTCAACGGCGACGTCTTTCGCTCCATCCCGACGATGACGTTCACCTATCAGGGGAAGCGATGTTACGACCCACGGCTGGACACGTCTCCGGGTGCGAATCCGACAAACACATCGTATATCGCATGGACGCAGAATCCGGCCCTGTGCTTGTGTGACTATTTGATGGGCGTGTATGGCGGCGAGTACTCTGCTGGTGACATCGATTGGGACTCGGTGGTCACAGCCGCAAATTATTGCGACGTGACTGTCAGTACTCCCGCCGGGAGCCAAGCGCGCTACACCTGCAACGGTGTCCTGCTTGCGACGGACTCATTTGAGTCGAACGTCCGGATGCTCGTCGATTCGATGCTTGGACGAATCATTTTCCGCGACGGGAAGTGGAGAGTATTCGCTGGCAGCTGGCAAACGCCGTCGTACACCATCGAAAAGTCGGACTGGCTTGAAGGTGGACTGTCCATTCGCTTCGAGCAGGGCCGGCAGCGTCGATTCAATCGCATGCGATGTTGGTACGTGGACAAGGCGCGCGACTGGCAGCGTGTTGAGTGCAATCCTCGTTACAACACGACCTATAAGGCCGCAGATGGCGCAGAGGATATAGACGCAGAGACCGAGCAGCTGATGTGCACGGGCGAGCACGAAGCGCAACGCAAGGCGGAATTCCTGCTTCGGCAGTCGCGCAACCAAATCACGGTTACAGGAAGATTGCCACCACGGTTCCAGAACATGGCGCTGTGGGACACTGGCTTCATTGTCTTCGATCACCTGGGATGGAGCACAAAGACGTTTCGGTGTGTTGGTATCGACCTCAACCCGGACGGCTCACTGGACTGTGTGTTTAATGAAGAGCAATCCACCGACTGGACCGACATGGCTTCGGGTGAGTACAACGCTCCAAGCATCGCTACTCTTCCGCCAGTCAATGATCCTGTTTACCCAGTGGCACCAGGCGCGCTGCAGATGACACTGATGGTCTCGTGCTTAACTTCCCAGGTGTTCTCTGGCGCAGGCGCGTTTAACCTCCGCACCGTTGCCCAGCTGGATATCAGTCCTTCGTCACTCGACTACAATGCAGACGTTCATGCTACGGCCCAGTACCGGACTGGATTGCAGAACATAAACAACTACCAGAACATCACACTTAGGATGGCAAGCGGACCATCGAGTTCGTTCGTGACGAATGGTTTTTCTGTGGGCGGGAGCCCCGCCAACATGCAGCCGCAGACGCAGATTGGCCAGTTTGTAAACGCGAGGAATAGCAGTTGCGCTGTGCTGTTGTTCTGGGATGCGGCGTCTGGCGCGAATAGCTTCACGCTTGACCAGGTCACGCTCAAGGTCGACGTGTATCGCAGGCGCCTAGGGTATATCTAGTGAGCTATCGACAGCTACCATCGGGCTGGGGGCGACAGGGTAGCCCGGGCTTGCCAATCTCGGTTGTGGTCGAGGCTATTGAATCATTGTCATCGTCGTGCGCGGCGATTGCCCCTACGATGAGGACCCCGGCCGCAAATCCTGCCCACTTCTTTTGTGTGGGCGTGAGCGAGCAGCCCGACAGGGCGAGTAGGGAAAGGAGACTTGCCAGGACGCCGAGAATCGCTAGAACCGCTCGCATGTTTCCCTCATACGAAAATTGGACACCCAGAGCCTCTGTCGTTAGCTTTAAATCAGGAGGCCACAGAACCACTTGCAGCTTACACTGACACGCGATACCCCGCATAGCGAACTGTGGCTCGGAATCCTCGAAGTCGCAGGCCGAAAGTTTCACACCCTTGAACCCGCCGACTGCCTGCCGGCCGGCACGTATCGGCTTCGGCCACACCAGCGCCCCAATGGCGAACAGTGCTTCGCGTTGGTCAGTCCACAGGCCGGAGTGTTCCAGCATCCCTATGATATTCCGCCGTCGCGAAGCAGCACGGCCAGGTATCTTGCCCTAGTACATGCGGGCAACTATTGGTGGGACGCCGACGCAGTGGCGATCGGGAAAGACCGCGTCATCGATACGATCCGCGGCACACAAACGATTCGTACGTGGCGCATGGCTGAGACCAAGGCTGCCATGAATGAGCTGCGAACGTTGATCGGCCAAAAGTTCGATGTCGAAGTCACCATAATCAGCTCGATGGAGGCAGTAGCAATCGGGTGATGTATGGACAGCCAACCCCCTGATGATTTCGACCCGTACGGAGATAGAGACGGTATGCGGATCAGCGGTGAGGTTCCCCAGTCGACGCTTGTGGTAGCCGGCGCGTTATGGACAGTGCTCTTTGGGCTGATGGTCTGGCTGCTGATTTCGGTCAATCAGCAGGGCGGTGACATCAAGGTCATTGCCAGTCAGCAGGTCGGGTACTCAAAGGAGGTGTCCCGAATCGACGCGAACATTGATCGCGTTGAGGCGCACAACCGTGATCAGGACAAGCGCATCAACGCGCTGGAGGCGCGCAGATGACCACGCAGACCCGTACCGACACGCACGAGACTCGGACGAATAGCCCGAGTGCGCACGTGGTCGTGCATGACAAGGCCAGTCTCTACGTGGCCGTCATCGCGGCGGTGCTGACTGGCGTTGCGATTGGCGCACTGATGATGATGCCGTCGCTAATTGACTCCAAAGTAGCTGCCGGCGTCGCGAAATCGGAGGCAACTGCGCAGGCCGCTAAGGAGCACGGCCGAATCGCGCTATCCGAGGTCGAGCGAGCCAATGCCGAACTCGCCGCAAAGGGTCTCATTCGTAAGGCAGAGCATTGAGGAGATATTCATGAGTCATGTCGTGGTGATTGTTCAGCGCTCGCGTCCCTTCACAGAAGCCGCGACGCCTAGCGAACCGGAGCTGACGTACAGCTACGAGATGCCCATCCCACACGACGCCACGCCAGCGCAGGTCGGCGAGATGGTTCGCAAAGCATTCAAGCGCCTCGAAGGCGCGGATGACTGACCATGAACGAGATCTACGCAGCCATCGACCTCATCAAATGGCTGTTAGGAATAATTGCGGTGCTGGCCGGCGTGCTGTGGGGGATCTGCCTGTGGGAGATCCGCCAGCTTCGGAAGTCGCTGCATGATCTGCGAGATGACCTGCCGGCGCGCATCGTTCAATGGCACGAGATTCTGGAGCGGCAGCGCAAGCCATGATTGAGCAACTCATTGCATGCGCCATCTGGTTTGCGATCGCGTGCATTTTCGGCTGGATCCATCGACGTGAGTAGAGACTACGGGCTCGACCCTGAGCAACTGGTCATTCACGTCATCCGCCCGACCCTGCAATACATCGACCTTTGGTCACCGGCCGCTGGCGTGATTGTGCTCGGCACTGGCCTCACCGAGAGCAAACTGCGATTCGTCGATCAAATCGACAAAGCGAACAAGCCCGGCCCGGCGTATGGCCTTTGGCAGTGCGAAGAGCCCACGCACGCCGATTACTGGAATAACTTCCTGCGCTTCCAAACCGGGGTGCGTGAGAAATGCAGCGGGCTGGTCAGCCGTCGAAGCGCGCTATTCCCGCCAGTCGACGAACTCGTGTTCAACCTGGCCTACGCCGCGGCGATGTGTCGGATCCACTACCGTCGCGTGACGGCGGCATTGCCCGATCGTCACGACGCACTCGGCATGGCGGAGTACTGGAAGCGCTATTACAACGGCCCGGGGAAGGGCACGGTGCAGAAGGCGCTTCCACATTTCCAATTTGCATCTCAACTGGAGATATTCGATGGCGATTCAAGTACCCAACCGTAAGGTCACCGTCGGACTCGTCTCCGGCTCGTTGATGACCATCCTTGCGTGGGCATCAAAACAGTATGCAGGTGTCGAGATCCCTGCGGACGTTGCGCTTGCCGGCGCGACGGTTATCAATTTCGCGCTTCAGTATTTCATCCCTGACTCACCTTCGGAGGATCCGCCCAGTGCGTAAGCTTCTCGTCATTCCGTTCCTGTTCGTTCTCACCGCATGCGCATCGCTGGGCCTCGCCCCGGCCTCGTCGTTCGAAGAGCGGCTCGCGTATGCCGTAAGTCAGAACGCGGCTGTACGCAACGCTGCGGCAACCTCGCTGGAGGTGGGCGACATTGATCTGGAAGACGCGCGCACCGTGCTCAAGATTACCGATGAGGCAAGAACGTTGCTCGATGCGGCTCGGGTGGCCTCGGGCGCTGGCGATCTATCGACGGCCGAAGCGAGGCTGTCACTGGCAACGACCCTCCTGGTGAAACTTCAGCAGCACTTGCGCGAACGGAGCAATTCATGAGCAACAAAAACGCAGCGTGGATCGAACTGTTGCTGGCGATGATCAACAATGCTGGTCCGGTGTCAGCCGCGATCCGCCAGGCGCAGGCAGAGGGCAGGGCGCTAAGCCGCGAGGAACTGCAGGCTGCGTTCGACCAGGACGACGATGCTCGCGGCCGGTTGACTCGGGCTATTGAAGCTGCCGATTGAGCAGCGCCTGCATCTCCGCGAAGATCACCGAGAGTGACCGGCATACAGATCGGTGGTCCATCTCCATGATCTCGGCGATCTGCCGCGCTTTCCGGCCGGCGAGGCGATGCCTGAATATGGATCGTTGAGGCTCTTCCAGGGCGAGGATGTACTTCGCGACGGCATCCCGATTATCCCCGAATTCCATTGGCAGGCTCGCGGCGACGTTCGCAGCATCAACTAGCAGCGTTAGGTCGACCGTTTCGAGATCGGCCACCTGCAGCCCTTCGTGAACTAACTCTAATGCGGTCCTGAGATCGGCGTCGCTTTCCGGATTAAGCTGACCGGGTATGCTGCGTCGCGTCATTGACTGCCCCCTCCCTAGTCGATTCCGGCAGTGTGCCATACCAGCACAGTTCCCCAATTCTGGGAATCACCTACTGTCGGGTTATCAGCGGCGGTCTTTTTGGATGGGACCGCCAGAGCTTGAAGCAGCGTTACAGCCGCCGTCACGACAAACTAAGAGCGCTTCTGCGCGAAGCGCGCCTTGAGGCCAGGCTGACTCAACAGCAACTCGCCGACCGCCTGAAGCGAAGCGACAACTTCATCAGCTACGTCGAGCGCGGAGAGCGCATGCTCAACGTGCTGGAGTTCGTCGAGTACTGCGAGGCGCTGGGAGCAGATCCGAGAAGGCTACTCGGCAGGCTTCTGTGATGTGTTGTGCGATGACTACGGCCGGCAGAGGTCGCGGATCTTCTGCTTCACGGCCTTGAACGCGGCAAGTCGCTCAGTCAGCGGGACGTCGCGCGTGACCGGCAGCGGCGGGATGATCGTGAAGACCGATACGTCAGCATC